ATGAAACTCAATACTCGTCAGCAGAAAGCCCTCAAGGGTATCGTTTTTGAAAGCGACTTCTTAGAAGGTGACTTTGCGCCCGATGGAACATTTGGCAGTGGAATGGGAAAGGTGACTTTCGATAGCCTCATAGAATTGGGGCTTATTGAAAGCGGGCCGAGCAAGCGTCACCACGGGGCCATCGGATACCGACCCACGCAGTTAGGCAAAGAGACTGAGAATTCGCTTTACTGAAAACTCAGCCTCCAAACTCTATTCTTTCCAATCCACCAGCTTGAGCGCCATCGCCGGATCGACGCCCGCCGCCTTGGCCTCTGCCAGCGCCTTCACAAGTGCCGTGACCGTCCTTGCACGTCCACCACTGTCAAACGCCTGTAGGGGCCGCATCACGTCCAGCGTCACCACGTTGCCCAGTTTGTCCGTGGCTTCCTCTGCCATGCCCTCAGCCATTGGCTGTAAGGTCCAGCTTGCAAGGTGGCGTTGCGCCTCCCTGACCATCGGCCCCGTGGTCGCTTTGTTGTTCAGACCGGGCAGGATACCATAGGCCGCGTTAATCTGGTCGCGGGCTTGGTCTAGCGTCTTGTCCAGCAACGCTTTGGAAAGGTCGGGGGTTAGATCGTTTGCCCGCCAATCTTGCGCTGGGGCTGGTCCGCCCGCCGCTTGAACCTGCACCGATTCCCGTACCAGCACCCGGCCCCGTGATCCACGAAAGCCCCGCGCAATGTCCGCAAGGTCAGTTTCCGGCGTCTCAGGCATTGGCACAATGGACGATCCCAGCGGGGCGTCCCCATAGACCTCGACAAGCGCCCGCTCGATGATTTCCAGCAGGTCAGCCGAGAGACTGGACCGCTTGAGCGGGGCCGTCCCATACCACGGTTGCGTTGCATCCGCGCCGATCCGAAAGTGCAGCACCTCGCCAGCCAGCGCCGTCATGGTCTTGCCGCCGCCCACATCGGGCAATGTCAGGCGGTAGGCCGTGGGCCGCGACAGGCGGGTGGACAAATCCCAATCCGACACCGGGATAAGCATATCGTCGGTGATGTAGAAAAGCGCCTCGCCCCGCAGGGCCAGCATCCGGCCCGCCATGGCCAGCGTTCGCTTGGTCAACAGGTCGGTGCCGTCCACGTCAGCAACAGACAGTCCGTTTTCCCAGAGCGTGACCGCTCCTTGAACCGTGGCCGTCAGTTCGGCCCGCCCGCCCGTGCCGGTGATGTAGGCCGTCCGGGCTTGGATCATCTGCGCCGAGTATCCCGCCGAGGATGCCGCGCGCGTCTCAGTCTTGCGTTTGAATGGCCAGATCATTTCTGCCTCCGATATGGGCGCAGCAGATCAGCCGCCCCGCTGTTTTGAAGCGCACGGGCCGCATGGGCCGCGCTGCGCTGATAGCTTTCTTGGATCGCGCCGCCCATGTTGACGCTGTAGCTGGACACGCCCGCCCGGTCGGTGTCGTCGGCCATGTATTCGGCCAGCCGCCGGAACGCCTCAGAGACGGCTTTGGGCGGGTCGCTAGCACCCACTTGCGCTGTGACCTTGAACACGCCGTCAGACGGCAAACAAAGCCCCACGGGGCCGTCAGGTAGCGCCGTTGATACCCATGCGCCGCCTTCCCATTTCTCAGCGGTGTGAGACGCGATAGGCGACAGCGGGGGCGTCCAGTTCTCGCCCTCGCCACCCTCGACAGTCCACACCACCTCGCGGGCCGTGTAGCGGGTCCGGGTGTATGCCTCGATCCGCTCCCAGATCACTTCAGCGTCCAGCGCCGCCGCCGGGGTCGAAAGCCCGGACGGGGTGGCGGGATAGCTGGCGGGGGTCGCCTCAGCCTCTTGCAATAGGTCTGTCATGCTCATGCCCTCCACCGCATTGCGGCCGGAACGGGTGCGCGGGCAAGTTGGCCGGCCTCCCAGTTCCGCGCCTCGATTTGCGCCGAGGGATAGGCCCCGCGTGTGACCGCAGAGACTTCCACCAGTGCCGCGTCGATGATCTTGCGATGCACCACGTTACCGTCGCGGGTGACACGTTCGCCGCCCTTGGACACGCGAAAGCCGGGGGAAAGGCCCCGGATCAAGCCCGCATCATGGGCCGCTAGGAAGTCGCGCGCCCATGTCGTGTTGCCCGCAACCGTCGCCTGGAAGGTCAGGGCGTCACCGTCCTGGCGCACCTCAAGCGTTCCCGCCGTCCGGCTGGCCAGCGGTTTCTCGAAGTCGTGACCGCTCAGAAAATGCAGATCGTCGTCAGAGTTCACGCGGGACGCAAAGGCCCCCCGCGCGATTGTCTCAAAGTATCCCGGCGCAAGTTCCGTCCGGGTGTCATAGGGGAAGCGGCCCACCACGCGCACCGCCTCGCCCTCTTGGCGAACCTCAAGGCCCCCCAGCGAACCGCCCCAAAGCATCACTGCACCCCGGTCAGGATTTCGAGCTGCACCCCACGGGCCACAGTCACATCCATGGTCGTCAGTGCAGTGAGGCGCAGTTGCCCGGATTTGGCGTCGGAATACGGATCGCGGATCAGATCGACCGCGCCCCACATACCGCAGAACACTGGGGCCACGCCGTTCGTGGTCGTGGTCAGCAGCGCCTTGGACTCGACAGGGGGTCCACCAGCCGGGGCTGTGATGCCGTTCGTGGTCAGCACCACCTTGCCCATCTTGGCAACCAGCCGATCCCATTCCGAGATTGCCAGCCCGGAAATGAGTTCGTCCATGCCGTCGAACACCTCAGGGCGCAGCAGCAGGTTGACCGCGCTAAGGCTGTTGGCCGCGTTCGCCGTCATGAACCGCACCGCCGCCGCCCGGAACGCCGCATAGGACGCCGCCGCATCAACCGCCGTTTCGGTGATGCCGTAGGTGGACGCGCCGGGAAAGATGCCCAGCGGCTCACCACCGGAACCCGCCCCAAGGAAAATGGCCCGATCCGTCTCTTGCTGGATTGCCGCGCTCATGTCGCGCCGCACCGCTTGCTCAAGGCCCGCGCCCGCTTGCTTCAACGCCTTGCGGGTGATCTTCATCTGAACGCCCAACGTGTTATCCGGCTTCATCGGGCGGTCAACCGTGGTATAAGCCTGAGGCCCCGGCACGTCGCCAGTTTCAGACCCGGCCCAGCCCGGTTGCGCGCCACCCGTGGCAACGGGGTATTCGATTTCCCCCACACCCACGTTGATCATCCGCGCGCCCATCTGAGTTGCCGAGGAACCGGCAAACAGACGGTCAATCGTCGGCATGGTGCGGATCGGGTCAGGCACACCGCCCGCCAGCGTTTCACCGGCACGGGTTTCCAGAGCCTCAAGCGGAACCGGGATACCTTGGAATCCGCCCGCGCTGCGCAGTTCCTCCACCATTTCGGCGGTCGCACCGTCCAGCTTGCGGCCTTCGTCCAGAGCCAAGGCGACTTGGCGCACCTCGAACCCGGACGCCATTTCGGCCCATTCCTTTTCAGAACGGGTTTCCAGTTCGGCACCGGCCTCCCGGCGTTCGTCGTCCTCAGAGACAAGGGCCGCGCGATATTGGGTTTCCTTGGCACGGTATTCCGTATCCAGATCGCCCATCTTGCGCACCTCGTCCTCAGACGGGTTTTCGATGTTTGCCAGTTCGGCCAGAGATTGCCGGATTTCAGACCGGCGCAGTTCCAGTTTTTTCGATGTCAGCATGGTGATTATCCTTTGTGCTCGACAGGGTTGCGCTGCATGTCTCGCAGCAGGTCACGCCATTGCTGGCGCTTTGGGGTCAGGGGCTTATGCCCAACCTCAATTCGGGTTTTGCGCGTGTGACAGGCACCGCACAAAATCTGTAAATTGCTCAGGGTGTAGGCGAGTTCGGGGTGCGTCCTGACGGGCAGAACGTGGTCGCACTCAAGCCTTTTGTGGGTGCCGCACTGGACGCAGGCCCAGCCATCCCGGTCTAGCGCCTGCATCCGCAGAGCGCGCCACCGGGGGCCGCGTGTGACCGCCCGTGAATGGCGGATATGTTCCTTGCGCTTAAACGAGGTCACGGGCTTGCACCTCCCAGAAATAGAGGGTGCCGCCGGGGGCGTGGGGAACCACGCGGACGATGCCGAGCGGGGTCGTGCCGATCCGCAGCTTGTCGGTCATCTCAGGCTGGATCGTCAGCCCATCGACAGCCACCAGCACTCGCAGATCGCCCACGTCCAGCAGGCCAGCGGCAATAAATTCCTCGTTCACAGTGAAGGTCGCCACCATGGCTGTGCAGGGGTGTGCCGTGTCCGGGCCGGGGGTGTATCCACCGTATTCGTCATATGTGCCTTCACCGGGTCGCAGCACCTCAGCCGCTTGTCCATATTTTACGATTAGTCGCGTTGCCGTTTCAGTCAGCCCCATGCCAGCCTCCCCGCTTTGCGGGCCGGTCGGCCCATGATCCGAGCGCCCTCAGCAACGGCCAGAACCGCAGCACATGCCGCGTCGATCCGGCCCATGCTGCGCCCCTTTGTGATTTTGGAATTGCCCGCCGGGTCGATTTGCACCGCCGCCTCAGCCATTGCGTGACGCAGCAGGTAGTTGGCCGAGGTGGCCACTTTCCCGTCGAATACGGTGCGGCGGAACCGCTCCACATCCTCGCCCCCGTCGCGGAACCCCATACCCCGCCAGATCACTGGGGCGCGGTTGCCGATAGCGTCCAGCCCGTCCGCAATCTCGCTTTGCTTGAAGCGGTCGCAGACAATGGCCGCGATGTTCTCGCCTTCCACCTTGCCCAGCATCGCCCGCAGGAATTGCGCAAGCGGCACCGTGCGGTCGCCCATCAGCAGCAGATCACCGCGCTTGTGCATGATCGAATACAGATCACCCACCGCGTCAGCCTGCCCACGGGCCTCAAGGGTCGGTTGAGTCCCGAACGCGCCGAACGCCTCAAGTCGCCCCGTCTCAGGCCACAGGAACGCCGCCGCCGTCATGGACGCCGATTGCCCTTGATCCAGCCCGATCACCACCTGACCTTGGCGCGGGGGCAGATCGTCGGTTTCGCAGGCCAGCCATTCGTCCAGCGTCAGCAGCGCGTCCCGGTTGTCCTCAGCCACCCGTTCGTTGCGGGTCAGCAGGCGGAACCGCGACAACGCAGAGCCGCCCCGTTCCATCGCCAGCGCCGCGTCCTGTTTCAGCCGCGTCAGCGTGGGGCCGATCCCATACTTGGAACCGGGGTTAGCGATTTTCAGGCTTTCCACATCATCGACAGGCAAGCCCGGTGTGGGCCGGTGTTCTTGGCGATAAACGCCCGGTGCATCCCGATCCAGCCAGAGCGAAAACGGGTGCATGTCATTGCTGGCCGAGGTGCTGATAATCAGAGCCTTGCCGTCACGCTTGGCCAAACCCGTCAGCAATGCCGCCTCAAGTTCGTCACCCGCCGCCAAGGGCCAGTGGCCGCGCTCATCTAGGACGCAGAGCGTGGGGCTTGAGCCGAGCGCGCTTTTACCATCCGCAGAGATTGCCTTGAGAATGTGCGGGCCGTTGTGGTCGTCATACTGGATTTCAAACCGGGGTTGCCGCCGGATCGTGATGTTGGCTTGGATTTCCTCAGGCAGGGTTCCGATGAATGACGCGGTGTAGTTCCACGCAATCTTGGCTTGCTCTTGGGTCCGGGCCGCGATGATAATTTCCCGCTCAGCCGCGTCAGACCAAGCGCCCAGCAGTTCGCCCGCGCAGAGCATAGCAGACAACGCAGACTTGCCGTTGCCGCGCCCGACACTCAGAACGCCCACGTTCACGTCCGCGCCGAAAGCGCCCTCGATAAATTGGCTCTGATACGGGGCCAGCTTGATCCCGTTTCCGGCCAGTCGCCCGGTCGGAACCTTGAGCGATTTGCAGAACCTCTTAACCAGCGTGGAAGTCTTAGCCATCGGCCAGCCCTCCCGTGTGTGTCGAAAGAAAAGTCATGCCGCCGGTTACAGGCCCACTCAGAAAACGGGGCATTGGGACCATTTCAGCCTGCCACGCGCCCCAGCGAACAACCGTAACACTTCCTAGTGTTGTGTTACGTTCGTTACGCTCAGAGGGGTCGGAACATGTGACGCACAGTTCGCGGTTGTTACGTTCGTTACGCTCAATCATCATCTTGAACCCTCCAAACGTGGTCGCCAAACTCGCGCACCTCATCCATGTCCATCAGCTTGTCCTTGGCCCGTTTGAAGGCCATCCGGGCCGCTGCATCAGTTGCGCCAGTGGTCAGGCCATGAGTGGCACATGCCTCGCGCCAATGATCGACGCTCACCACCTTGCGGTTGGACGGATACAGGTTGCCCGTGCGCGTCTCGCCGTGGTCGCGCAGGGCGTCATAGAGCGCCTGCATGGCCACCTCATTCTTGCCCTTGAGCGGCTTGCGTTCGGGCTTGGGCGGTTCGGCTACGTCCACCACCGCGCTTGTCACGGGGTCGCCATCTTCATCGCAGCCCAGCACCACAGAGCGCAGCTTGAAATGCAGCGGCTCAGGCGGTTCTTGATCGCGCTGTTTGCGGGATATGATTTCCCAATCGGCTGTAACCTGTATCTCATTATCCACCGCCGCCCGTAGGGCAGACGATCCACGCGCGCCCCGGTCCTCATCCTTGCCGGTGTGGTGAATGACCATGACGTGCGCGCCGGTCGCCTCGCGGATCAGGTCGCAGTTGCGGACGAACATGGCCGCATCCTTGGCCGTGTTCTCATCGCCCGCGCCCATCGACCGGGCCAAGGTGTCGATCACCACAAGCGCCGGGTCAGCGTCCGGCATGATCTCGCAGACGGCCATAGCATCGCCTTGGCCGTGCAGGTCCAGCCCAACAGGCAACAGGGTGAGGGTGCCGCCGCCAGTTCGGGGCGGTCACGCTTGATCGCCGCAAGGCGGTTGCGGATGCCCGCGCCGCCCTCAGCCGCGATGTAGAGGACAGGCCCGCCATTGACCCGTAGGCCGCGCCACGGCTGGCCCGCCGCGATGTGCATGGCAATGTCCAACGCCACGAACGTCTTGCCCGCGTTGGACGGGCCGTAGAGCATCGAAAGGCAGTTTCGATCCAGCCACCCTTTGACCATGTAGTTGCTGGTCAACACCGCCTCGATAGCGGACAGGCTCACAAGGCGGGTTTCGATTTCGGACGCGCGGGAAGCGTTCATGTTGAGGTTAATCACGGTCATGCTGCCCACCTCCGCGCAATGTCAGAGAGGTCAGCACCATTTTGACGGGCCAGCGCCGGGATAGTCGCCCAAGACACGCCGCTGCGCTTGAAGCTGCGCCACTTGGCGGCAACCTCGCCCTTGCGGTATTTCGATCCGGTCGCGCTCCACCGATCCGCCAGCGCGAAACCTTCAGCAGAGCCGTTGAAGCGGTCGTGCAAGGCCATCAGCACGGCCACCCAATCGCCGTAGGGCATATCCGCCGGGATGTGGGTCAGCAGTTCCTCCACCTCGCCCGTGGGGGTCAGGCGGTCAAAGGTGCGAGTTGGTGCAAGTGGTGTGTGAAGCAGGATCGCCCGCAACCCCATAGGAACCGCAGGCAACACATCGGGGAAGTGGCCGAGATACGACCCACCCTCAACAAACGAACCGGGCGCGACCACGTAGCCGCCTTGCCCGCGCGTGTCGATCTTGGGGCCGATCTTGTTCGCCGTGTTGCGCGCACCATTGAAGTGCTGGCAATAGATGTGCCGCCCGCCTGAGGGCGTGTAGACGTTCGCGTGATCCAGTAGGCCCGCATAGCGGGGCAGAGCCTTCAAGCTGGCCTCGCCCATCGGTTCGCCCGTGGCCTTGTCCACATCCAGGTCGATCACGAACAGATTGTTGACAGCGCCGCACGGGATACCCCACGCGACAGCGCCGTGGGCTTCCCATTGTGCAATGGTGAAGCCATCGCGGGTGGCTTTGCTTTGCCATCCCGCCACCAGCGGCGCTTTGTCAGGCCCCACCGGAAAGATATTGAACGGGATACGGGTCATGCTGCACCCCCACGCATCTTGAAGGGGCGTTGCATCCGCGCAGCCGTTTTCCGACCGTGGTCAATCGCGGTTTGTTTGTCGCTAAAGCCATAGAGCGCCGTCTTGATCGGCTTCATGCCCACAATGGGCGTGACCAGCACGACATTGAACCAAGAGCCGCGCTTGTTGACCGTGTAGTAGGACGTTACCGCCGTGGGCAGTTGGGTGACGTTGCTCATACCAGCGCCCCCCAATGCATTGCCAAGATCGGGAAAAGTGCGGTACACTCCACCCCCGAACAGACGCCTTCCACAACGTCTTTAGCCCCGGTTGCGATTGCCGTCGCGCCGGGGCTTTCATTTGCGGTTTTGTTCGGTTTCTGGATCACGCTGCCACCTCGGCTTTTGAGGCTTCCCATGCGGTGATTTCGCTCAGTTTCCAGCGTGTGCAGTTAGGAGAAAGTTTGACAGCGCGGGGAAAATCGGGACGTTCCCGATGCCAGCGCCAGACAGTGTTCCGAGCGATGCCGTAGCGTTCGGCAAGGGTCGTATCGGCAAGATATGTATCAGGCATTGAAGCACCTCGTTGTTACAAGATGCTTCCCAATATTCCCACAATTTCAGATAAGTCGCACATACCTCGTGCGATAGTTTAGGCTAAACTAGGGACTAATCAGCAACCGCACTTTCCTTAGCCCATGCCCGGAAAGCAGACCGAACGTCGCCTTGCACCTCACAAGCCTCGAATACGTCAGCAAGAAACGCACCAAACGCGGACGCTGTATTCAAGTCTTTGGTAGGTGCCTTGTTGTCCCCAGACAATTCCCAGACAAATCGTGCGGCTTCTACAAGCTGGATGCCTACAAGGTTTATTCGTGCGGTGGATTTTCGCGCTCGTTCCGATACCATGATGTCGTCTTTGGTTTTTGCAATCGCGTCCCTAATTGCCGCTGAAAATTCTTCTACGCTAGAAAGCGCTGAGGTCACTTGCTGGCCTGTTTCGGAATGATAGGCCAACAAATCCCGCCCAGCATCGCTATCAAGCAGGGTTATTTCACACTGCATGAGTCCATCATAATGCGGACCATGCACCATCCTTGCGCCCAGATTGTCGCTAGCAGCTTGGGTCAGTCCAAAATAGTAGAGCCGTTCAATTTCAGAAACAGCAGCATCCAGCCTACTAAGTGCTTCTAGGTCTTTTGGTTGATCGTAAACAGCCCATTCCTGCAAAAATGCACGATCCATCAAGACACCAGCTAACCGATGTGGATCATCATCCGATTGGCTCAAATGGACCTCCATTGCCTTCTTGACCCCATCCACAAGTGACTTGTCGAATAGCTTCGCAACTTGATCTTCTTCGTTCATACCGCTGCCCCAATCTGCACAACCTTTGCGCCTGTTTCACCACGCAAGAACCGCCCCCAAGCGGCCATCATTGCGCGCCGTTTCTCTACCATATCGCCGCGACGATAGGCCCGCTCAACCTCGGAACCGACAGTATGCGCTAACGCAATCTCTGCCATATCACGGGGGTATTCGGTGCGCTCAGCCACCCAATCCCTAAACGTGCTGCGCAAGCCATGCGGGACCGCTGGACGCCCTGACTGGCGGTCCAGATACTTGTCAGGCTTGGCCGCGTGTATCCGCTTCATACAGGCCGACAGCGCCGCGTCGGACAATTCACCGCCGCGAGGTGCAGGGAATACAAACTCAGACCCCGCAAGCCGATCCAGACCTTTCAACAGATCAACGGTTTCTTTGGTCAAAGGGACGCGGTGTTCGGCCCGTGCTTTCATGCGCTCAGACGGTATCGTCCAGACAGCTTTGTCTAAGTCCATTTCAGACCAAACAGCACCGCGCACCTCGCCGGATCGTGCCGCGACCATCGCCATAAATTGAAGCGCCCGCGTGGCGAACCCGCCACGGCCCTGCACATCGGAAAACCAACTTGCCGCCTCATCCATCGGCAAGGCCGGATGATGCACCACCTTTGCCAGCTTGGACGGCTTGGGCAGGATCGCATCAAGATTGCCTTTCCACCGCGCCGGATTGTCACCCGACCGATGCCCCGCAACCGTAGCCCACGCCATCACTGCCTCGATACGTCCGCGCAGACGTGACGCGGTTTCGGTTTTTGTGGCCCAGATAGGTTCTAGCGTTCGCTTGATGTCGGACACGTCAATATCCGCGACCAGCATCTTGCCCAAAGTTGGGACCGCATACTTGTCCAGCGTGGCCCGCCATTGCTTGCGGTGTTTGTCGTTATCAAATTCTTGCAACTTGCCCTCAAGATAGCGTTCCATCGCATCATCGAAGGACAGGCCGCGACGCTGCGCCGTGACCAGCGCCGCGCGGTTCGCCTTGCGGTGTTCTACCGGATCAATGCCTTGCCAGATCAT